GTCTGGGTGTGCGCTCAAAAAAGGTGGGGGTCATACGATCTCGCTTAGAACTATTGCATTGAGTGCAACAGGCCACCATATTAGAAGCTTCATCAGTTCCACCCTTGCTGATAGGTATCAGGTGATCAACTGTAGTGGCTTCAAGCCCGCAGTAATGGCAAGTGTTGTAGTCTCTTTGTAGTACTTGAAGTCTTGTCTTTTGATAGTAGCTGGAGTTATAGCGTCTGCTCAATGCCAGCCCTTAGTCTCAAAGTGTTGAAGTGCATTGCAGGCATCCGAGTATCTGTGTCTTATATATTTAATATGCACATCTATTTGCTTCTTGGGGCTTAGAGTTCCATACCATTCAGATCGCATTTGACCAAGACCTCTATGAGAGCCGTTACGAGCCTTATAATTCCATCTACTCTCTTTATGAATTAACCAGTTATAACATTGAAACTCTGACCAATCTAATTTGTTATAAGCATAAAGCTTTAGATTCATATCTGCTTTTGATGAATTGATTGGAATCAGCATAAGTGCCGATAGCATCAGCGTTAGGCAATAGCCTCCCCCGACGCTTCGGCTACGGGCTGCCTTCGGGCCCCGCCTTAGACGGAGTGTAGCGGCCTTGTCAAGTAGGCTAACATAAGTGCTGTTCAGAGCCATATTTACCCTCTATTCCAATAGATTCCCAATTATCTATCTGATCATCAATAGTTCTAAAGATTGGATATATATCATTAATCATCCTTCTAATTCCCATATCCTCTTAAACTCTAACTGGCCTGATTGAAACGCGTTCTTCAGCGTTTCCTTGCCGTCGCTATGGAATTTAGTAGTTAAATAAGGCTCAGATAAAGTGCCTTCTAACCAATCAACTATTTCTCCATTTGAATCAATTACTAGCTCATCGGTGTAACTGAATTTATCTAGTATCGCATCGCGAGATGATTCCCTAACTGATTCAACTATTTCACTCGGGATATTGGCTTTCACCCAATCAGTAAATTGCTTCTCTGATTTGATAGCCCACTTGAATTTAGGCCTTGTAGTGGTCACATAGGCGATTACATCCTCGCCATACTCAGCCTTTACCCTATCGGCTCCTATAGCCTCCATTTCGGCTTGTAGCGCTGCTCTTAGCCTATCCTTGGCCTTCTTAGCCTCATCAGCTATTAGACTCACTGCTGCTAGTTCCAGACTCAGTTCCTTGATTCCCATTTCTTCGCTCCCTTTCTTTAGATCGTCTTAATCTTGTCTCAAGTGATGCCAGGTTAATACCACAATCCCGCGCAATAAACTCCTTGTCAAATCCCCACTCCATTAGCTGTTTAATGTATCCAATCGAGTGGGGTCTGCTCATTCCTTGCCTGCCCATCCTTCTCCTTTGAAATGAATTGGATTAGGTCGCCAAACCCTCCACATTGCAACATTGCAATTATCGCAGGTTACTTCATTTCTCAAGGTTATAGGCTGATATTCATCCTTTGTCGCTTCGCATTTATCGCAGCGATATTCATAAAGTGGCATCGTATGGCCTTTCTAGGGTATTACCGCCTGTCCAATACTTCTCCATTTGCTTCTCAAATCCAGCAGCTATTCGACATACTCGACACTTACCCGATTTCATCTTCCATCCACCACATTGCTCGCATCGAAGAATGTCATCCTCTTTGGTAGTAACTCGGTCAGATGGATAGATGATGCGCTGAAGGAAGCATCGCTGACATTCAATCAACCACACTTCCTCTGGCGCTTCTGCTATATCACTAGTCTCATACCTTTTTAACTCAATATGCGCTGTGACTAATGCGCAATTAGAGCATTTGAAGGGATGAGCATCTTGTCTCATTTCTGGAAGACCCAATGCCCATCTGCACCGATTTTCATCCATCTAGCTGGACATTGGTCTGCTCTATCTCTGCTAGGGCAGGTGTAGCCTCGATACTCTTTGCCATCCTTTGTCCCGGACTTAAGAATCATTGGGCCTCTGCCACATTTACATAGTGGCATTTCATCAATTACTTCAGCGCCTAGTTGCTCAGCTATTGCAGTTACATCCCAAACAATTGGCTCAGGATCATTGGGGCGTTGCTCTTTTATAAATTCCGCAAGCGCTGGCTTAGTCGTTTCAATTGCCTTCTTTGGTGTTTGATTAACCTTAGCGAAATATCCAGCGAGGTTAAGTGCGCGTCCCAGCGATCCAGTCTCTGCAAGCTCGAGAGCGTATTGCTTTGACTTAGACTCAGAGGATAAACCTGTTGTCCAAGGATGCGCGTCAGCTTCAGTGCGATATAACTCAGTTTTAATAATATAGACATCACAATTAGCGACAAGCGACTCTGCCAATATATGAGTTTTAATTCGGTAGTCTGGGTAAGCATTTATAAACTCCTTTAATCGGTCTTGAACACTTACATAGTCATCTAGGTAATTCGACATCTAACTTCTCTCTCCCTGCGAAATCACTTATCGCATCTTCTAATTGTTCTTTTAATGAATAAAATGTGCCATCTGGCCAGTTCTGTGCTTCGTCGGCGCAAGGCTGGCAATAGAACCTAACCTGTGCTTTGCGAAGCGGTGTCTCGCTTTGGACTTTCCAAACTGCTGGTGTCATAGCTCTTAAATCCCAGCCATTCTTATTTTGTCCCCAGCGATATTTGCAGTAATCGCAGTACTGATTCGTATTATGATTGCGAGTCAAACTCAATGTCGTCCCAATCTTCTGGTGTCGAAAATCGTAATCGACCCAAGATAGCGGCATATCCAATGAGATCGAGATACGAATCTTCGCGCTCTGGACTTTCCAACATTCTTGAGAGTTTGGTCGCAATAGCAATAAGCGCCAAGTCAGCTGGGTCTCGGAGCTGAATACCGAGTGCCTTACTGATTTTGAAAATGCGTAATAGATTGTGCCTCGGGTCACCATACTCGATGCCCCTGTCGAGTAATGTGTTTCCAGCATCTTCGAGCCAGTCACTTAACGATCTCTGTGAATCGGACACTTGACCTTCCTCTCTTATAACCTTCATTAAAGGCTTTGGCTTTAGATGAGTTCCAAAGACTCCAGATATATAGGCCGATAAATGGAACTCCAATGATTATTGATGCAACTGCTTCATCAGATAAATTAGGCAACATCTGCGTTCACCCCATATTTATCTAACCAATATGCAGATATTTCAGCCTTAGATAGACGGCCTCTTAACTGCTGCTTACCCATTCGCTCTTTCGCGAATCGTCTGATTATTGATCCCTTAACCCAATTTGTATTATCAGTCCAAGCTCCAGCCTGAGAATCAAATCGAATAAGAGCTACTTTATTTATCATTTATGCTCCCGTTCTGTAATCCTAAATGGATTTACGGGATAAATCTATTTGATTAAATCTATTTAGACAAGTAGCAGCTCGGCGTGGCGAATATCTAAAAAGCCAGCGAGTCTTTCATTTGTAGCTTTATTGGCAAAATCAGTAGTTATAGGCAAACGCTTCAAAGCCCACTGTGGCTCGATTACAGCCCCTAAGTCGAACTGGTATATCCCTTTAGGTGTGGAGTTGATATAAAGGGTCTTAGAGCCCGTCCTAGCCCTTATATCGGCCAAATAATCCCACTTCTTTTTCTCGATTAACAGGGTCTCATAGTGGGTTCTACGGCATTTGAGTTCGATATAAGAATCGCTGGTTATGCCATCTGCTCGGTCGGTCGCTGATAAGGGCGTCAAGTCTGGATAAAGCGACTTGAGAGCCTCAAAGAGCTCAACCTCGCGAAAGTAAATTAGTCGTCGTCCTCATCAAAATCATCAAGCGGATTCTTGATGGGGTCTTTAGGATCAACTATCCAATCAGGATAAGAGCTACGATCCATAGCAAAGGCAAGAGAAGAGCCTTCATCCATCCCAGCTCTGCGACAAGCTTTATAAACTTCATTGGCAGCAATAGCCCAGAAATCAAGCTTAGTTAAAGGCGTTTCTTTAGTAGTTCTGCGTCTTTTCGGACGCTTCACTGCCTTCTTACTTACGCGCTTTTGCGTTGCCATTTCTGACTCCCTTCGCTAGTGCTAACTCTAGCTGAGACTCCATCTTTTCAAGGCGCGACACAATGGGGATATTCTCTAATTTGATTATGTATCTAAGCCCAGTAATTAATAGAGCAATAGACCCAAGAACCGAGGCAACTAGAGTTGATAGCTCAACTGGAGGCATTACCGAACTCTGCCGTAACGCTCATACTTAGGGTTAAGCCAGTTGATGATGCTAGGCAAGACTGACACTAGAGCGGCATTTGCAATTGCATTGACATCTAGGCCGACTGCTAGATAGGTCGCTAGGGCTGTCGCTACGAATGTCTTTGCCCAGCTCTCGGCTGCTTTCTTCAGGTCGTTCATTACTGTCTCCTTCGAGGTTGAAAAAACTGCCATTTTTGTCTCCCAAAGTTGTGAATGAAATATGGAAATGTGACCGGTGAGGATTGGAGCCATTATATTTGCGACGCTTCCAGCCAAGTATCGGACTCATAATCTTGCCATCAAATATTATGTAGGCAATTCTTTTATCGCCTTTTTTTGCTACCTTACGAATCTTCTCAACTAATGCGTAAGCTTCTTCTTTGTGAGCCGATAGGTCAGAATCTATATCTATAGCTCTGACGATTCCATCTCTTGGTATATGGTCAGAAGTGCCTTTTGCAAGATGCCGAGAGTCAGCAATCCAACCATCAGACTTACGATCCCTATCAGGATAATCATCATCAATCTGATTCCTTAGTTGAATTCCAGCAGCGCATAATTTAGCCATTATGAAAGAAGAAGCTTTGCCTCATCCTCAGTAATTCCTAGACGATTTAGCAACGCTGCCTTTTGGCCTGCTTTTGCTGCATCCTGCTCAGCCTTCCAAGCATCATATTGAGCAAAGCCTGCCTCAAATTGAGCTTTAGTAATTGGCTCACACTCTAAAAATTGTATGCCTTCATATTCATCACCGCTAATAGCCCAACCACCATTTGGAATAAGCATTTCTAAAACTTCTCTTGGCTTTGCCATTATGCACCTATTTCTAATAATGTAATAACGCTAACACTTGAAGATTCTTGAACCGCGGCTGTGAATGTGCTTGCGCCTGGCTTGAATTGTGTTTTGTATGTTGTTGCAGAAGTAGTGCTTGGACTATCAAGATAAGCACCTGAAATTGTTCCACCCAAGAAAACTTGATTTAAATTTGTGTAACCCCAGTCTTGCGCTGCAATCATAATTTCTGTTGAATCTCGCATTAATCTTAAATAAACTCCTGTTGTATTACCTGCAGCACTTCTGTAAACGCCATTTTGGTGAAATAAAACTAGCACTTTACTGGTGGCAGATGACGGCGTAATTGATGCGGTCAAATTGCTGTCGATATAAGTTGCAGTTGCAGTCGAGGCATTTGTGCTTGTTGTAGCACTTACAACCTGCAACACCTTGCCACCACCACCAGCAGGGGCAGCCCATTTAATTTTTCCATCTACCGCTGTATCAACTGTCAATACATTGCCATTGGAGCCAATTGCCAATCTTTGCAAAGCATCGGCGGCATCGCCTACTAATAAATCTCCCTCAGCATCAATTGTAGTTGTTGCTGTATTAGTAATTACTGGGATTGGGCCAGTTCCTGAAGCTACCGAGATACCAGTTCCAGCTTGCACTTCAGTTATATCGCCTTGATCGTTGGCTACCCAAGTATAATCTAAATCAGTATTAGAAGCTTTGCTTAAAATTTGTCCTGTAGTTCCACCTTTGAGATCAACGAATGAAGTATCTATCGATGAGCCAAGGGTTCTAATGGCAGCTGCGCCATCTTTAACTAAATCTGTGTCATCTGGCGTTTCCCAGTTGAAATTGGTCGTATTGGCCATTAACTAATAACTCCTATCGCGTCTTGCCATTCTAGCGTATTAAGAACACTATTCCAGCTTTCAGACGCATTGACTTGAGCCCATTGTTGGGCAACTGCCGAGAACTCTGTTGGGGTAGCTAAGAAGGTAAGTGATAGGCCCGAGACTGAGGCGCTGAAAGACCAGCCTTCAACGAAGCCAGTAAATTCGCCACCTAATATATTAAGGGGCAGATTGGTAATTCGAACTGGCTGGCCCATAAATATATTTAATAAGGCGTCTCTGTCTGTGTCATCAATTTCAGGAGATTGAAGGGGAAAGGTAATCGATTGGAAAGTATTTCTAGGATATGACCTAAGAGCAATTAGACGATCTGCTACATCCTCGACATCGGCAGTATTCTTTAAGTAGCTGCTGAACTGCTCAGCAAATAGGCCAAAGGTGGCCTGAGAGGTTGTGTCTTGGGCGGTATAAGAGCTATTAAAATTGTTGCCATAATCCATAACAATTTTATTTGCTAAGTCTCCTTGACGCTGGATAACGCCAATGCCAGAGGCTATGGCGTGGGAAGCGTCTAAATTTGTGTAGCCATTAGCCACTAGATAATCTTGGCGGTGGCTTGCATCTGCATAACCAATAAGGCCATTAGCATCCTCGTAGAGATAGCCCAAAGCTGAATTAGCAATCTGATTGGCTATTGGGGCAATTATGCTATCGGTAATCTGGCGGCTTACCATCGTATATTCGCCAGTATCAATTTCACCCAGCCCAATATTTTGAGCATCAGCCCAAGTCTCGGTGGCATCATAAGTTGCCCAAGTTTCAGCTGGTGGGACTTCATTCCAAGAATTAAGAAGCAAGTCATCTAGCAAATCTGTTATCTGAGCGCCATCTAGCCCTTCAGCCAGATTGCCATCAAAGATAGCTCTTTGTAATCTTGAAAGTGCTCCTACGGCTGTAATTCTTAAGCTAGTGACAACAGCACTTGATCCAGCGCTTTGAACCACTTGGCGAAGGTCTGAGATTCGACCGCCAAAGATAGAGACATAATCCCCATCAGAGTCTTTAACTTCTACTGAAACTCCGCTATTGATGGTGAAGGTGTAATTAGTGCCATCAGTATTAATGACTTGAAGTGAGCAATAACCAGGAGGAGTAGGCGAGTTAATATCTTGACGGCCAGAGGTGATAGTTAAATTGCTTAAAGTGACTGAAGTTAGCGTATCTCCATTGACTTTAATTCGCCATTCAGGAGTCCAAAGGGTCATAGGATTTGAGCCGAAGTCCTAAAATCGCCAGCGCCAGTAGTTCCGCGATTAGTTGAATTGTTAAGAGCCAAGATAACTGCTCTAGTAAATCCTTCTTCATCAATAGCACTTGGGGCATTAACATTAATAGTGATACCAGCATTATTGGCTGCAACTGTGCCAGCGACATCAAAGTTAGAAGGAATGGCATTACCGCTAGGGACTAAAGTAGATGGAGCGGTAATTGTTGATCCTGAAGGGGCGCTAGGAGTAGTAGAAGGGCTGGGGGTTGAAGAAATGCTTGGACTTGGAGCAGTTGCAATTTTTGGAAGTGATGAACTGCTTCGAGTGCTCGGAGCTGAGAATGAGGGCCTAGAAATGGTAGATACATTAGGCAAAAGTGGAACTGCATTGTAAGCGCGAATAAGAACATTGATGGCATCTATTGCAAAATTGACTGCGCTCTTAATGCCATCAACTACTGCGCCTATTACATCTAGAATTCCACCTGCAACCTTGCCGATAAATCCTAATGCTGAACCTAAGCCGTTAATAAGAATTGGAACGACAAAGTCTTTAATAAAGTTAAATAGAATTGTTAGTGATTCTTTATTGCGAGCAATAGCGTCTGTGACCGGTTGAAGTGCTGCATCTTTGAATTTAATAAAATTAGGAATCACTACATTTATAAAGTAATCTAATAGTCTTTGAAGCGTAGGCAGTAAAGCAGCGCCTACAGATTCTTTGGCTTCGTCAAAACCCACTTTAAGTCTTGCTAATTGGCCTTCAAAGGTATTGGCTTGAACTGTGGCTGCTCCGCCAAAGGTCTGAGCTAATTGCTTTGTAGTTCCTTCTAATCCAAGGGCTTTAATTTCGGTTGTTGATAAACCAATACCTAGTCTGCCCAATGCGCTTGTATTGCCCTCATACGCCTTTCCAAGGGCATTTGATACGGCTTCTACATCTTTGCCAGTAGCTGCTGAAATATCTAAAGCTAAAGTTAATAAATCTTGGGACTGAGTAACTGATCCTGTAGCAACTGCCAAGCGCTGAAGCGCTGGACGCAGTTTATCGTCTGCAACGCCAGTAGCTAGTGAAGTCTTTAATATCTGTTCTTCAACTGCTGCAATCTGCTTCTCGGTTGCACCAGTTACATTCTGTAAGGCATTGGCTAAACGCTTTTGAGCAGCCTCATCTTCAATAGCTGCCTTAACACCATCAACGGCTAGCTTGACTGCGTAAGCCGCTGCTGCTGCCGCTGCTGCTGCAAAGGCTGCTGCTGCAACCTTGCCAAACTTCTCTAACTTACCGCCAAAGCCTTCAACCTCTTTAGAGCCAGTATCAAGATTTTTCTTGAGATCAGCAACATCAGCAAGAATCGAGA